TCGCCGGCTCCACCCTGGCCCTGACCCACAACGGCAACCTCACCAACACCCGTGAGCTCATGGCGGCCGCGCGGGCGCCCACCGGCGAGGACCTCACCGGAGAGCTCGGCCGCGGGCGGCAGGGTGGGGGCGAACGAACGCGAAACGGCGCAATGGGTCGTCCGGCATATGGCACGGCAGGCGGGAGCGGACGAAGCCGTATTGCGGCAGTATGCGGATAAGGCGTTGGACGAGCTGGCGGTAAAACGTGCGGAGAAGTTCGGGCAGCCTGAAACGGATATTGAGCAGTTTCGGAAGTGGCTGATTATGGAGGCGGGCTATTTTGACGTGGTGGAGAATCCGCACGGCATCCGCAAAGAAGCCAAGAGCATCAGCTTTGCCAAGATGGGGCAGGAAGAATTTAACGCGTTTTATATGGCTTGCCGTGCGGTCGTGTGGAATCTGCTGTGCAAGGGCAAGTTTAAAGACGAAGCCGCGTTTGATGCTGCGGTGGAAGAGTATATGGAGATGTGATGGGCAAAATCAGATGTGCGGCCAAAGGTCGGCGCTGCCAAGTGCGGCTGCCGGGTATTTGTAACCATAACCCCGAAACGGTGGTGCTGGCGCATTACCGCTTGGCCGGAACTTGCGGCATGGGGATTAAGCCGTCTGACTTGTTAGGCGCGTTTGCCTGTTCTGCGTGTCATGATGCAGTAGACGAGCGAGTGCGAACGGATTTAACCCATGACGAATTAAGGGCGGCGCATGCGGAAGGCGTGATGCGGACGCTGGTTATTTTGGAAAAGGAAGGGCTGGTAAAGGCCGGCTGAACAGGGGTGTGGATGTATCGAAATATAGACGAGTGCCTGCGGGACGTGTACCGCTTCGGCGCGTTGCGTATCGAGCCGATGGGGAATACGGCGCAAATTTGCCACTGGGTGGAGGACAAAGGGGTAAGCCGTGGTGGCGGCCACGGAATGACGCAGCATGACTGGCATGCCAATGCCGCCATGATAAAGTCGCGGGTAGAGCGGTTGCTGAACCATTTGGAACTTTGTGCCGTAGAAGCCCAATACGGCAGCAATTTTAGCCATATCGTGGATTTAAGCAGCTATATCCTAGATCAGCAGCGAGGCATTCCCTTGTTGCTTTGTGATGCCCTGTTGTCGCATATTTTTTCAGGTAGTCCTAAGCAGGCGCAAATACAAGACAGATTTGATATTGCCCGCGTAACGTTGTGGCGGAAAAAGAAACAGGTTGGAGGAATTGTGGCCGGACTGCTTGATAGCGCCATTTGCAAACTGGAACCGGAGTTTAGGCGAGTTGGGATTATTGAGTAGTTTGCGATTGTGTGGCTATACTGTGTAAAATAACGCGCCACAACAACAGAAATGTGATTCACCAACGAAAACGCATGAGGCCATTCCTCCGTCGGTTCGGCAGTGTAATACTTCAGGTAATGCCGAAGAGCACTAGCCAGTGAGTGATGATGAGCGTAAACAGGTAGATAGTTTATTTTAGGAGGCGAAAGATGAAAAAAACATTATTGGCTATCTTCTTATGTGCGGCAATAACACCGTTGTTTGCTGATGGGTATGGCTCGCGTAAGTTAAATATAGATATTTATCCAAACCCGAAATTTGCTATGTATGGGGATTCAGGGCTGATGAGCTCAACGGTCTCTTCTATGAGAAGAAATACTATTTCAGGGACAAACAGTTTAATTCAATCTGAATGTGCCACTATTGCGGATTGGTTTCTGCCTTATGTATATCAAACCAGAAATGCTGAAATGGAAGGGAGGTTGTCTTCTATTGAGGCTTCATCAAATATTCTTAGAGGGGCGATGAATACAATGCAAAGCATATCCGAAGGTACGCCTTTCCCTCTCGGTGTAGATTCATATAGAACACTCGATGCTCTAGTAAATGAGCAGTTAAAGCTGGGGAGTTCGGAGGGTAATGCTGTGAGATATGCAAAAAATATTTGCGTTCATGAGCTGAATCCAGGGAAGTACAGACTTCTATTCTCCTCTTTCCCTAAGGCGGGTGGGAGTTTTATTCCAGATCTAACAGGGTTAGATGATAGCCGCAAATCACATGGTGCAATTCTTCCGCTGATTTCGCTAACAGCGCCAGAGGACTCAACCTTTACGTCTCCTAGAGACTTAGGTAGATTCAAGTTATCTGCGCAGGAAATTATGGTAATCCATGCACTAATTGCAGATGATATAAAGACTAATTTAGAAAACCAAGGAAAAGATAACTGGATTACCTATAAATATTTAGTAGACAGAAAAAAAGACGATTTTAATAGATTTCTAAGGAATGGCGGTGCTAATGAAGATTATCTTGTGCTTATTCGTGCCGTTAAAGTAATGAATAACATAACATACTTCTCTGAGAATAACACAGAAATAACAGATGCCTTTTTAAACAGTGCTTTTGATAAAGTTCAGGCTCTTTCTCCGGAGGAATTTAAAAATAATTTAAATGCAGCATTATCTCGTTGAACTAAATTGGCTACTGGTATTTGCAGGTGGGCATCTATCGCAACACGAGCAGGCTCTTGGTTGTTTTGCGCTTGACAGAATGAAACACTTTTGGTATAAATATGCTATATTTCGGAGAAAGTTGTGAATTGGCAATTTTCTCCTTTATTTTTTGGCAGCCTGCAGGCTGCCTTTTGCATTTCAGAAAGCCCGATATGGATAAAGCGAAACGCCCAGTCGGGCGACCGACAACATACAGTCAAGAAACAGCAGATAAAATCTGCGAACTGATCGCCCGTGGCATGAGCTTACGGGCGATTTGTGCATCTGCGGATATGCCTGCGGGCGGCACAGTACACCGCTGGTTGGCGGAACACCAAGATTTTCAGGAGCAATACGCGCGTGCGCGCGAGGAACAGGCAGACGGCTTCGCTGACGAGATTATCGACATTGCCGATTCTGTCGCCCCTGAAACGGGCGAAGTGGCGAAAGCCAAGTTACAAATCGATGCCCGCAAATGGAAGGCAGCCAAGCTCGCGCCAAAGAAGTACGGCGAGAAGCTGGAACTGGATGCCGATATGCGCGTGAAGGTAGAGACCCGCTCGCTGGAAGATATTTTCAAGTAACCCTATGGCCAATCCGTATTTCAAGCCGCTTATCAGCAAGGCGCGTTACAAGGTGTTGTATGGCGGGCGCGGTAGCGGGAAATCGTATTTCTTGGCGGAATTGGCGGTTGAGGTATCGCGCCGCATCGGCACGGTCATCCTGTGCGCCCGTGAGTTTCAAGGTTCGCTGGATGATTCAGTCTATCAGCTATTGATTGAGACCATCGAGCGTTTAGGCTACACAGATGAGTTTGACATCCTGAAATCCACCATCACCCATAAAGGCACGGGCGCAAAGTTCGTGTTTTACGGCATCAAGAACAATGTGACCAAAATCAAATCGATTCAGGGTGTCGGCGTGTGTTGGGTGGAGGAAGCCGAAGCAGTAACGAAGAATTCATGGGATGTATTGATACCGTCCATCCGTGGCGATAAGAACGCGGAAATATGGATCAGTTTCAACCCGAAAAACATTTTGGACGATACCTATCAGCGGTTTATTGTCCACCCGCCAAAAGACAGCATCGTCTTGAAGGCGAATTACGACATCAATCCGCATTTTGCCGATACGCCGCTACTGGCCGATATGCTCGAATGCAAAGAGCGGGACGAAGACCTCTACCGTCATATTTGGCTGGGAGAGCCGGTGGCCGATAGTGAGCTGGCGATTATCAAGCCAAGCTGGATTGAAGCTGCCATTGATGCGCATGAAAAACTGGGCTTCTCAGCCGCAGGCCGGCGCATCCTTGGCTTTGACGTGGCCGATGAAGGCGATGATGCCAACGCTACCGTATTGCGGCACGGCTCGGTCGTAACCGATATGCAGCAATGGCGCGGGCAGGATGTGATTTACTCCGCTGATAAGGTTTACCTGTACGCCCAAGAGCAGAATATTGACCGCATTGTGTACGACAACATCGGCGTAGGCGCTGGTGTGAAGGCGCAGTTCCGGCGCAAGAACGGCAAGGTGCAGACGCTCGGCTTCAATGCCGGCGGCGCAGTGTACAAGCCTGATGCTAAGTACACCGACGACAAGAAAAACCGCGATATGTTCGCCAACATCAAGGCGCAGGCATGGTGGATGGTGCGCGACCGCTTCTACAAGACGTGGCGTGCCGTCCATCACGGGGACAGTTATCCTGAAGACCAACTTATCAGCCTTTCAAGCAGCCTGCACGAATTGGAATACCTGACTGCCGAACTGAGCCGTCCGCAAGTGGATTACGACCAAAACGGGCGCGTGAAGGCGGAGAGTAAGAAAGACATGAAAAAACGCGGCATCCCCAGCCCGAACCGGGCGGACGCGCTGGTCATGGCCTTTGCCCCCGTGCAGGGCGGGCTGAACATCAACCCCAAGATATTGAGCGGACTATGAGCAAAAAGAAAAAATACACAGACAAAGCCATGCGTCGCGCCCTGCAAAGGCTGCCTGAAAAGCAGCCTGCATCATACAGCTTGGATTTTCCAG